ATTCAGAGCATTAACCAGGGTAGCCATGTCCATGTTAGGACTAAGTTTTATATATGACGGTACAGACATAATCAACTAATCCGTTTCCAGACGTATGCGGTAATGTATGGCTGCAAGTTGTTGTGAGCTTCGCCTCCGCCTGTATACTCTGTATATGTTTCGCCATCCTTTAATGGCGAATTGTATGTGCCAGCCTGTGCGCCCCATTGGCTGGTCGAGTGACCAATATCATGGATGCGCCAATCAGCATCAGTATGACGGTGGCTAGGCATCTCAGCAACGGTCAGTGTGTGAGTCTTAGCCCCACCAGTCTTTTCAGCTGCGTTGAACTCGGTCTGAGTTGCATCATAACCTACGATTACACGACCAGCGACTGCTTGCCATGTACCAAATCCTAGCAATGTTGCTGGGTTTGTGCTGTCGGTGAAGTTAACGTATTGCGAACCAATGGGATACATTGATTCGTATACTTCTGCTTTTAGTTTTTCTTTTGAGATACCTTCGTTAGCAAAGTTGCTCTCATCGAGGTTTCCATTTAATTGTGCGACAATCTGTGCGAATCGCTCGTTGAAGACATTCGCTGTGACCTTCTGACCATCTTCCAGATTCTCATAAGTAATTAAACCCATAGGTTATATCCTTTTCATCTTGTACGAGAATTGTGCTCCAACTAGAGCGACTCGGTTATTTACTGCCTTACGGCTTACTCTTATTTGCCAGTAGTTGCCATATCCTGAGAAACGCAACCTGTGCTGTTTGAAACTTGTCCCACCACCGAACTCAAGTCCGTCTCCGAACTCATGGTCTTGACCAAGCGTACCACCGTCAACCCTTAAGTTAACAATCTTTGTACGAGGTGAGTCTTCGAAGTCCCTGTCCAATCCTACGGTCAATGGGAAGGACGTATCGACTCCTTGCAGTAATGGGAAGAACTTTTTAATTCTCTTCTTTTGTGCAGGTGATTTAAGCGAAGTGTAACTAAGCCTGTATTCAAAGTCGATAGGCATACCGAGGTGACTGTATCCCTGTTCGGCAATGTACATAGTAGGTACTAATGAACTGACTTCGATAAGTTGGTTGCTATCATCAGCATCATCGTAGGGTATAGCCTGTTGAATCCAGGTATCAGTATCGTACTGTAGCTCATCAAGACCTTCGTGGTAAATCACACAGGCGTTGTTGTATGCAGAGCCACCCTCTTGGATATAGAACCTTACTTGGTTTTGCCATTCAGCTACTGTTACATCTTCTCGGCTAGTCATAGCTCGGAATAGCGGTTCTATTGGTTCGCTAATCTTTTTGTCTTTTGTTCCATCAAACTGCCAGAATCCATCCTTACCGACAAAGTACATGAAGTTCTTTGTGATACATACAGACTTAGCAGATACAGCTCCAGCGAATCCAGTGGACTCTCGAAGTATAAAGCTACCTGTGTCGTATCCTGAGTAAACATACTTGCCATCAGCCGTGAATACAAAGAGTGAATCTTGGAACGATTGCAGACTTGTAATATGTGAGGGTGAGTTAGGATTTGGAGCGTAGTAGAATGATGTACTCTTCCATGCGTGATACCACTGTTGGCTTGCGACTGTGTTAGTCTGAGCACCAGTAGTTGCGTTTGTAGTAGCTGTAGGGTTTCCAGGGGACTCAGACCAAACAAACCTTGATTTGTCTGATGCGACTACACCGAACAGCCTGTCCTTGTGGCTAGTAACTTGAGATAGAACTGGTAGCTCTGGGTCAGTTATGTAACCAAATCCAGTTTTCTTAATTACTACATCATCTATATAAATAGTACCAACTGCGTTTACACCAGAGATTACAAGATATTTGTAAGCAGATGTAGGTGTATATTCGATGTCGAATTGTGTCCAGCCTGTGCTAGTAGCAGACACGTTAGAACCAATCTGCAGCAACGTGGGGTATACAGTGCCACTAGATATTTCATCGTTAGTGACGTTTACCTTAACTGTACCAGTAGTTCCTACCCTTAGCCATAGACTAATGTGATATGTCATATCCTGTTCAAGGTTTACAACAGTTCCTGCGGTAATATTGTTGGGGTCTGTCTTAGTAGCTGCTAGGGACGCAACGCCAGTTCTAAACTGTGCAGTGCTTCGTGCGACCCCACCACCAATCTGACTTGCAACCTTTATCCATCCGTTTGCATCAGATTCGAATGTACCGTTAGTAACGATGTTCGAGTTGTCTGCTTCGACTGTTCCATCCCACATCGTAAGTTGGTCATAGGAGTTAGCCCAGAACAGCTTGTTGTCCATATCAGTAAACGAGTAGTAGTTTGCACCAGCTGGAAGACCAGTCTTGAAGCTAACTAATGCGTGAGTAACCTCATCGACATAGTACATTGTTGTGCCTATTACAACGATTGTCAGGTTATTACCATTAGCACGATTCCAGCGATAGATACCACGGATGGCGTTCTCTGCTGTAGTGTATAGTTTGTAGTTTATACTGAATGTCTGTGCTACAGGGCTTGTAACGCCAGTATTTGACACATACGCCAAAGTAGTGTTTGTTGTGGTAGATACTCGGTATCCGTCAACACCATCATCCTGTACTTTAAGAACAATCCAGTAAGTAGAACCAGATGTTAGCTTAGGTGCTTGTATAAACCTAGCAGTTATGTAGTTTGCACTAATGCTTATGTCACCGCTCTCGATACTTGAAGTAGCAAGTTTACGGTAGGGTTGTCCAGCACTGTCAGACCAAATCTCGACAAGGACTGTTCCCCGACCAGTGCCAGGGTTAGCCAGTTTGATGTCAAGTCGAGTTACACGGTTACTGTTCGCAGCCACAAACTTCTCGAGCACGTTGTTAAGCGTAATACCTATTTCTTGTGTGGATGCACCAGTTACAGACTCTTGAGACACCGTTTTAGTCTCTCCTAAAGGATTCATGTAGAACCCTGAACCCTTGCGGTTTGATACAGCTACCTGTCGGTCATCTGCCTGTTGAGCGTAAAGACGGAAGTTCTTAGCGTATGGAGTTCGACCAGATTTCATCAAGTCAACTGGAGAGACCATATCAAGCCCCTTCAAGTCTAGCTGTAGAAACTGAGCGAGTGAAGAGGCACGTGGGGGTTTAGCCTGCCCTCTGCTACCGAAATCATACGCAGGCATCTTATCGTCTCCTCATTCGGATTTGTTGGTTAGCCATCTTTATAGAGCCAGGAGAAACCCTGCCACCATATCGAGTTACCAGTAAATCAAGTAGTTTGTTATATTCAATTTCGTGATAAGCTGCTTGGTCATTATCTTCATTGAACTTCAAGCAACGTATGTATGCACCAAGAACCAGCAGTTCCTCGAACTCTTGTGGAATCTCTGGTACTTGCGTAGGAGTAGTAAGAACAACAGGCTTTTTGATGTAGTACATCGTAAGCGTCTGTTCATCTTCCTGTGGACAGTTAAGTATGATGTTTCCAGCATAGCTTGTCCAGTTAGTTACGTCACCTGCAGGGTTAGCACTTGGGTCTGGATACTTTTGCACGAAGTCTCTCCAAGGCATGTACTTACTAGTAATGTCCTGAACGTGCGTACCGTTAGTAAGCACAGCCCTCTGCAGCAATGCTAGGTCAGATGGAACATTGAACATCGTAGAAGTAGAAGGCAGTGTACCTGCGAATATTTTCTCCTGGAACGACAGCTCGTAGTTATTGAAGATGTCCCTCTGAGTATCATTGATAAATCGAGTTATGATACCAGTGTCGAACTCGTCATCATCAAGTTTGTCTGTCTGGACTCGCCTGATGAGAGCTTGTAGGGTATAATCCATTATATTTCCTCATTATTTAATTTTAATGTAATTCCCAGTATCTTTCTCATCTGTTGAGTAAGAACCGCTACTACTGTTACCAGAAGTGAGTATTCCATTAGTTTTGCCATTTTGTGTGTAAGAGCCACCTGTACTTTTCTCGTACTCATCACCATAATTTCTGATGTAGATGCCCTTATTTATCATGTTGAAGATATGTTTTTGTGTTAGATTTATATTGTCAGATGATAACTGGGGGCTAGAACTCTGAACTGACAGTGTACCGCCAGCTGGGAGTCCAGAGATGCCAAGATACAACTGACCTAAGTAGTAGCCACCAAGCATTTAATATCTCCTAAGCAGTTCGTTGCCACATGTATTTAACTACATAGGGCTGTAGGTTGTTGTGTGAACCACCGCCACCAGTTGCACCGCTATCTGGGTTGTTTGCGACACGATAACCAGAGGAGTCGAATCGGATGTTTGCTGGTGAGTCACCAGAACCACCAATAACAACGTTACCATCCCAGCCCGAGCGAGAACCAATGGTTTTGTGGGTGTGGCTTGGTATTTCTGTAGTGCTGAGTGTGTGTGTTTCAGCACCACCAGTTGCGTTTAAGGTAGCAAAAGTGCCAGATGCTGCCTTGCCGACAAGGACTCTGCCTTCGATTGCTGTCCAAGTTCCGAATCCATACAAAGTAGCAGGGTTTGTAGAAACACCTAGCACAACTATAGAGCCGACTGGTAACAAGGCTTGTTTGGCAGTGGCAATGGCTGCATCAACGTATGCTTTTACACTCTGCTGGGTAGGGACTTTAGTGTCATCGTTGCCAGACATGTTATCCTGGTCAAGTACCCATGAATTAGTCTTCACGTTCGTGTCGCTATTCATGGTAGCGCCAGCTGCATCTACTGATGTAGAGTTTATGACAGGTATATCTGCTTCGAATAAAGTGTTACTTATGCGCCAACCAGCTTCAATAGCTTTTGCAGCCGTATCACCCTGAGCACGAACAATAGTTAGTGTGTCATCTGTAATTGCCGTGACTTGAACCTTTTCAGCGTTATCAAGTGTAGGCATTTCTGATGGTGGGTGTGCCGTGGCATAGAATGGCGTAGCTGGCATTCTGTCCCCCTCACCAGTTTGAAGGACAAGGGATGTGCCACTCAGAGCTGGAGATGGCGCAGCTAGCACGATACCAGTTGCGTAGTCTTTCAAGTTTCCCATTTAGAGTCCTTTCTAGCTAGGGTCAGCTACAGTTACAGTCCATGCAGGAATAGTTACGGTGTTACCAGAAGTAAGAGACTGTGAGGTTACAGTCGTGACATACAATAGGTTAGAACCATCACAAATTGCTACGTGTTGTGCAGTACCAGAACTATCAACAGCAACGTTATCTTGCTGTGCGACAGTTAATTTACGACCATTTGGAGAACCGTCAGCTTTTGCAAAGTCACCAGAGTCAATAGTGACATCTGCGAGTTTGTAAGTTGTGACAGCTTCTGTTCGAGTCGTAGGTTGTGTACTACACACAGTTAAAATTGTACCAGTTGCAATCTTATCAAGTAGTGCATCTAATACGGAATCACTTGCAAACTTTGACATGTGAATCTCCTGTGTTATTTAATGTGTTATGTTTTTAGCTATTAAACATAAAAAAAGAGAGTAGGCAGATAATGTCTACCTACCCTCTTAAAGAGTGTTACTTGCTAATCCGAAGATTAAGCAGATGTAACAGGGCGTGTGATTTTAACGATGTGGTCAGCACGTAGGACTTTTACACCCCACAACTGAGCACCAGCGATAAAGTCAATACCGTTAACACGGTCACGGTCAGATTCGAACGAAGGAACGTTCTGAACAGCACCGATGATTGCACTCTTGTGGAACATCAGGAAGTTGTACTTGCTAGAAGCAGTCGTAACTGCGTTCGAGACGTATACTTTCATTCCGTAGATTTCACCAACAAGACCAGTCGTACCCTTTACAAGACCAGCTTCACCTGTTTCTTTGTAAGCGGTAAACTCAGGAACTTGTCGCAAGTCACCGAGACCATAGCCGTTAACTACGAGTGCTCGACCCTCAACAGGTACGTTAGCAGCATCCAGTTCGGCAGCAGCACGGACAACATCAGCGAAAGCAAGAGTTGTGTTTGTATTACCAGTTACAGTGATGGTCTTACCAGCACCAGCAACGGCTTTACGCATTACTTCTTCGTCAAGAGCACGGTCAAGGTAACGACCAAGACGTTGTGTGTAAGGCTGACGGAACTCGTATGCAGACTGAGCTTTAAGCACATCCTGTACACCAAGTACCTTACGAATATATCGGTCAATGAGCAAGTCAACTTGGTCAGTGTCAAGTCCATCAATGGTCAGACCAGAGACAGGAGAGTTTGTTGAGGTGTCATCAGTGATTTCATCCAAGAAGTTAAGGTGAAGTGTATCACCCTTCGCAGATATTTCGCTAGAGAGACGACCATCAATCAAAGCCCACATGACAAGGTTGTTGACACGGTTCTCTTGAAGTTCTTTCGCCCACAGTTCAGGAACGTTAAGAGCTTCATCACCAGAACCACTTACAGCACCAGTGCCGATGGTAGGGGTTACATAATTAGGCATTTTTTATCCTTTAAGATATTTTTCTATTATTTTTTCATTGCAGCATCAACTAAAGCACGATGTTCTGGGTTGTTAGGATTGTATTCATTCCTAATCCACTCAGATGTAACTTTAATGGGTGCCGCAGGTTTTGAGGTAGTTGCATTAGCACCACCTGCGGAAGCCGTAAGGCTTTGGTTCATAGAACTACGTTCTTCTCGTCTCGCAGCTTCTACTGCAGCACTGGTATCAACAGATTGCGAAGAGGCAAGCGAATAAAGTGTAGGCAAATCATTTAATAGAGCACGAGCATAATCATCACCGTATTCAGCACGTTTCTCAGACACAATACGAGCCATTACTTGTTCGAGGCTTACGTCCTTACCCTGCATGAAGGCGGTTTTCTTTTCCTTGTACTCCATATTTGCTACTTTAGCAGCTAGTTTCTGTATGTCTGTAGCGTCATCACCTAACGTTGCCAACTGTGTCGAGGTTTCCTCTAGTTTCGGTTGGTTCTGTTTAGTTTTGTCGTAAGCAGACTTATTGTCTCTAGCCATCTTGAGAAGGCTAATTTCACGTTCTGATAACTCAGATAGGTCATTGATACCCTGACCTTTTGCGAACTTAGCAAGAGCTGCGTTCTCATCATCTGCGTTTTGGGTTTTAGTTTGTGCAGATTCAGTGGACGCTGGTTGTTCAACAGTTACACCTTCTGGTGCAGTGTTGGTTTCCGTTGTTGCTTGTGAATCCGCTGGTGTTACGGCAGGATTAGTTGTACTCGAGTTGTCGGCAACTAATGTTTCTGCTTCATTCCCAGTAGTGGGTTCTGGCATTTAGGATACTCCTTTTGTATTCTATTTACGTGTAGCTGAGTCAACGTATTGCTCAACATACGATAGTATTATATCACATCCTCTAGCATTTTGCAAGAGGGAAAGACTCTTTTCACCGTCAATTACGAGTTGTTCCCCATCTGCGACTGGAGAAGGCATTACCATTTCCTTTGCATATGTAGTGAGCATCTCGCTAGTTGAGTGACCATAAAGCATTAAATCTTTATATGCTTCGGTTTGGGAGAAAGATAACCATTCTCTGGCTATCTTATTCTCCCTTTCGTTATTGGCTTTCGCCTTGGCGTTGAGTTTCTTTGTGTTCTTTGGCTCTACGTTCATATTATCTCCTAAGTAGTTTATCCAGAAAAGTTCTTTTAACTGGAACGTAATGTTCTGGCACGTACATTTTCCCATGGTCTTCTATAAAAGAATCTCCTTGGTATATCGGCTTACCAGATACTTCGCAGTAACCGATAATTTCTCTTTCGACTTCTTCCATGTTATATCCTTTGATAAGCAGATGTTAGTAAGAACTGTGTTTGCAGTGTAGCACCATTGGTGTACAGTACACGGTAATACCTGGCTGTACATTTAACAGTTAGTCCTTGTGGGACTCCAGCAGTAACAGCTACTGTCGCAGCATCACGCCATGTAGTATTATCTGTAGATTTTTGTATTTTCAGAGTACCAGATTGGTCTGCAAACGCACTTGCAACAAACATGTTATATGATTGAGTAGAACCACCGTCCCTAGAAGCACCAGTGAACGCAGCACCCCCTGCAAGGTTTGTGCTCGAATCTATATAAACAGTTAATCCAGCAGTACCGATATTGGCAGTTACGGCATGGGTCTGTGCTGCAGGGATTGGCTCAGTTGCATAAGAACCTCGTTGTATACGCCATGTAGCAATAGAGTTAGCGGTTACTGTAGTTGTGCAGCGTACCCGAACCCAGTTATAAGCGTTTACCGATGCTTCCCATGAATAACCAAGTCCAGCACCAGCAGCTAGTGATAGTGTACCAGAAGCTAGTTCAATGGTGTTTGCGTTAGACCTTACAGCCTGTATAGCGAACCAAGTACCATCAGTACCGTTTGTCGAATCCAGTGAACCTTCAAATATGAAAGCTCCTGCAGCCATAGCAGCCGTACCAGTGTTTTTAACGTGCATGACAATGTTCGAAGAACGAATAACGTCTACTGGTAATGCCTGTCCTATGGTCGTTAGGTTTCCAGTTACCGCATCGTACATGCCTGGCATCGTTGACACTTTAAGCCTTCCCATAGAGTTGAATACTAATGGGTGTAAATCACCGTTATCACTAACTGGTGATACATCGTCATCGTGTCTGACACCAAGGCTTATAATCCCATATTCGTTGCCAACACTTGCGTCATCTATATTGTATTCAGTAGTCGTACTCTCACCTGCAGTGGATACCATGAGCCGCCCAAGGTCATCGACCCTGGGACGCTCTAATTCATTTTTGCTATTTCTTCCTAACATATTTATCTACCTGGAGTTACGCTTGTTTTCATTTTAGTGCCAGTTTGGTTGGCTCTTGCACGAGGGTTGTTACCCTGAGCACTGCCCTTACCGCCACCACCTTGGCTACCTGTTTGTGTAGCACGACCACGAGCAGTGTTACCCATGGATGCCCCACCACCATTAATCAAAGCCTCTCTACCGCCAGGCATAACCTGAGTGTTAGGGTTCTGTGTCATGGCTGGGTCAACAGCTTGTCCATCACCGCCCATTATCGGTGGAGCAGGTGGAGTCAACAGTTCATCAATGTCATCCTTTGGAGCATCTGGTAATAGCGAAGTGAATATCTTACGCAACAGTGCTTCTTGGTTGACCAATGGATTGTTCATACCGAACTGAGCTATAACCTGTATAGCTTGTGCCATCTGCGATGCTTCCGCCTTGGCAGTTGCCTCGAGGATAACACGTGGTTGGTATTCACCAGTGAATCGTTCTGGATTGAAATCTTTCCAGGTTACACCGCTCTTACCAGTAATTCTAACAGCGAGTTCCTTAGTCACAAATATCTGGATACACTTGTAGATAATCCTTGCAAGTTGTGCAAAGCCTTCATCCTCAAGGTTCTGAACCTTCGTAGTAAATCGTGTACTTGCTTGGTTAAGCTGTGCAGCAATTTCTGTTGCAGTTGTTCGTGAGAACTTCTGAGCCACGCCCTGGACGGCAGCATCTGCAGCACTTGCAGTACGCATAGCTTGTGTCAGTCGTGCGATTTCAGTATCCGCAGCAGGACTCATATCTTGTTTCTCGATAGCCGTCAATGCACCCTTTGGAATTGGGAATACTGCACCAGGCATAGATTCGATTTGTTCTGCAAGATGTTTGAATCGAGGGTCAATCTGCCACATGTTGTTTAGTGCATAAGCAAGGTTGTCTCGTTTCTGTGAGCTTGTGTCGTTCAATGCTTCCTGTATAGGAATAAGAACTTCTACGTCTCCTCGTGCGAAGAACAGGTTGGAGTCTGTGTAGTTACGCAGGATAGCAAATGGCAGGAAGCCCTTGATGCCTGGGATAACTCGCTTGGTCTCTATTGGTTCACCATCGACAAGATTAATCTCGGTCTTGGTCTCCTCTTTGCGTTGGAACGGATTATCTGATTCGAAGATAACAACACTACGGTTAGCGATGATAATCTTCTTACGAGCTGTGTAATACTCAATGATTTCGACTTGATGTTTGGCAGCATCTTTGCCTAGTGTAGAACCAAGTAGCTGTTCCTTACGTGTCTTGTCATCTGCATCACCCAATGTACCCTCAGTAACCAAGTTAAGGTTCTTGTACATATCAACCATTTCACCAGTATCAATGTCGAACATCTTCTTAGCCTTTAATTGCTCTAGGCTAGTAAGGTAACGATAGCCAGCGTATTTAGCATAGCCTCGTTCCTCTGGACGGTTAATGTGTGTAGCAGTCGGGTCTACAAAGAAGTCTGACAGTGGGATGTGATGGATAACTGGCTTGTTCTCTTCCCAGCTCACCATGAATATACCGTTACCGTATATAATCATATCGCCTACCCAGTTAAGTAGCTTCTCTGTCATATTGTTCAGCGACCAGTAGTAATCTACCAGTGCGTTAAGCGTCTCAGTGTCTTGCTCTTGCTCTTCGTCAAGCGGCATATACTTAAACTTTGGTTTGCTACCAGCGATGGCAGCCTTCAGCGATTCAACAATCGAGAAGATTTCTGGGATAAAGTCATCAGCTACACCCGAGTAGCCTCGTCTTGTTCGTATGGAATTGTATGCCTTGAAACAGTCTTCCCAAACAGACTGATAATTCTCTTCAACATACTTCCTAGCACGTTGAAAATCTGCCATAACAGTGCCCAACAGTGGGTCTTTACCAGCACTATCGGCTTCTGTGAGCTTAGGCGTTTCTTTATTACTTTTCATTAGTTACCTTACTTTTCTTCAGCTTCTTGGTTACTTTTAGTGTACTAATGTCGTTATCTCCCCAGTTGAACAGTTGAAATGCTATAGCTTTTGCCATAACCGTATCGTCATGTTCTCCTTCTTCAGCATTCATTCTTCCACGTTTATCCCTAACGAATGCAAATGCTTCTTCAACAAAGACACTATCGAGGTCTTCATTAAGTCCTTCTCGGATAACCCTAATAAGGTCATCAATGGCAAGTCGCTTGGTTCGTACATCCGTTTTCCAGCCAAGGTTCGATGTCGGCTCTTCAAAGTCCTCATCGTATCCTCTGTCTCGTTTGTATAGGTTCGTGTAGAATGTATCCCTAAGTTTTTGGACGGTTGTAAGACCATGGTTGTTTACCTCTACTCCTATAAGTGCATAGTTGTATAGAGCACCGAGAGCACCCAGTATTTCCCCGAACCTGTCAGGGTCTACGTGACCTCTCCACCGAGCTACGGTTTTCATTGTTACCGTATCCACTACTTCCGCTACAGAAAAGTCCCCAGTCTTGAGTCCTTCGGCAACGTCAGCTCCGATAACATACTCATGCCCTGGAATAGGCTCTTCAAATATCTTTAATGGTGCAACATACGTGAAGTCATCAATGTTTGGGTCGTATTCTATCTTCTCAAGTATATATTCCTCGTGAGATTCGCCTGTAATCAGCTTATAGTAGTCGCATTTGTCTTCCTCTAAGCATAACAGTTCCATTTTTTCGAGTACAAGTACAGGAAATACGTTAGCACCAGAGGCAACAAAGGCTTCCTTAGCTACACTTGGGTATTCCTGGTACATTCTGGCAGGGTCAGAGGCAAAATCCTTTGATTTCCTGCGATAAAACTTGATTTTAGGTATAAACTGTGACTCTTCAACTGGATAGTGGTCTCCATCCCAGGTATCATACCCCTTCTTGAACAGGTCAATGAGGAATAGCTCGTACTCTGTAAGCTCACCTACCTCTTCATCGTTGTAATCTTCGTACTCATCAATCAACCACCAAGGGAAGAAGAACGGAATGAAGTTGTTCAGACCCTTCTCAGCGTTTCGCCACTCTTTATGGAAATAGTTTCCCTTACCTTTTGCGGTAGATTCTAGGAAAATAAAGGTCTCTGGCAAGTAAGGTACAGTCTGCATGAGTGATGCGATGAGTTCTTCACCGTTTTCCCACTCACCGACCTCTGATGCGTGTAGGAACTGTACTGTGTCAGACCTACCAGCACTGGTATTCTTAGCTGTTGCAGTCTTAATGACCGAGCCAAGCCCAACCTGATTCCCTTCGTCATCGTACTTTTCGAATGTTAGGTCGCTTTTAGTTTTGTATTGAATACTTGGTTTGAATATAGGATTACTGTTGTCGTAATACCTACGGAACATCATGTACAAGTTCCTTGCCGATGCGTCCTCGTGTCCGATAATAACGGCAGTCTGGAATCGGTTTGTACTTGTCCACCAGTAACAGATAGCTTCCACAATCGTAGACAGCCCCATCTGTCGAGCTTTCAGCAGGATAACCCTGACTGGCACTTTGTTCATAAGACACCAGATGACGTAATTAATCAATGCCCTCTGTGGTTTATTAGGGACTAGCCGTTCTAGCTTTCCTGACTTCGTTCTAATCCATAGGTTATTCTCGATGTACCGATATATGTCGTTTTTTATGTCCAGTATCTTCTGGAGCTGCTCCTCTGATAACTGAAAATCTTCCATTACTTTATCTCTTCACGATACTTGCGTAGTAACAGATTGACCAGCTTGCTTTTATTCTTGACTTCTTTCAAGAACTCTAGGTTATCGTCCCAGATGTACAGCTGTACCTTATTTATCTGTGGCATTACTCAATCCTTCCGTAGGGACTATGTCCTTCATCTTTTCTTTAACTTCCTCAACACGTGCATATAGTCGTTCTTTATATATACGAATAGTCTTATTCTTCTCTGCTTTTGGCATGTCCATTCGGTCTAGGACTCGTTTGAGTTCTTTAATACCAAAGCTAAACGGCTGCCTCTTACGAATTATTTCTTCTTTTTGTTCCTGGCTTGCTTCCATAGTTTCTTAATCTCCTCTTCTTCATTTGCTTCATTTGGGATAAATACGCTTTGTCCGTTAATGGTAAGGTGTACACCAAACTCATTGCCTTCCCAGTGGAAGTTGTTATTCTCCAGGTCATCTATGATGCTAAAACATAGCTGGTTAAAGTATTCCTGATTCTCTGCGATACCAATCCTGCTGTCCATTACTTTAAGTCCTTTAGAGCATCCTCAATGTTAACATGTCCCACAAGCTGTTTCTGCACGAACATACCTTGGTCTATACCAAGTAGCTTGATAGCCTGGATACGGTCAGATGCCTTCTCCATTTTAGAGCTTGCAATGGATGCCAATGCTTGCTTCAAGTGTTCTGGCTGCAGCTTCACTATATTCTGTGCTTGCTGTATCCATTGTGGTGCTACACTCATAATCTGAGAGGCATAGCTCTCCGAGTATCCAGCTTTTGTTGCTGCTAGATAAGCATTACCCCAGGTTTCTTCCTGCTCTGGGTCAAGGTAATACCGAAGGAACTCATTCTGCTGTGGCGAGTTAGTCCACTGATTAGCAGTAACACCCTTCTCACCTTGCGTCCTAAGTCCGAACTTCTTACCGCTCTTCCTCACAGTTCGCTTTGGCTCTCTGTGGGAATCGTCACCATTGGCTTCACCAACGGTCTCTTTCTTGGTTGTTCTCTTAGTCATGTAGGTATTATATCACACTATTGTCAAAAAGTCAATAGTTAAATTGAATTAGTACATACCTTTCATTCAGACCAGTTGTTATAACAGGGGCAGAACATATCCATACCTTTTGAAAAATTGGGGTTTGTGTATTTTAGCCGAATATATATGGCATATGATGTAGTATAAACAACACACTTGTTGCACCCTCCCCCACCCCACGTTGTCATTACTACAACATTGTAAAAATTACAACAAAAACTAAAAATTCCTAAAAACCTATATAGACATTTTATTGACATACTGTCAAGTATATGGCTAGTGTCTCTGGCTTCGCGTATGGTATATATGGTATACACCAGAGGGATAGCCTATATTGTAAAAAAATACAATAAAAAAAGCTTGCATTCCGTGCCGTGCCGTGCTATACTGTAAGTATGATTGATTGATAGATTAGACAATCAATAACGGCTAGCCGATAATCTAAACAGGTTACAACCACTATATAACAACTATAACAACAGGAGTATAAAATATGCAATATACATTAACTGTGGTCTATACTACATATAACACTGGAAGTGTAACAGAGGAGTTTAAGTTTGATAGGTTCAGGGATATGCGGGATTATGTAATTGACAACTGTAGCGAGTGGGAGTCGTATAGCATAGCTACAGAGTGGGAGGTATAATAGTATGACAACTATATATGGCAAGGCACAACTAGCATATAATAGCAAAACGCTTAATAACCTATACTTGCAGGGCATAACTCATGTAAAATTAAACCGTGGCAAGTGGTATACAATACATTATAGTCAAGCGCAACGTGCATACTATGCAAGAGTTGCAATAATACAACGGGAAGTATAATAAAAATGACAACCTGAGCAAGTTGATAAACTGCTTAGAATAGGATATAATATGTTATTAAAGATGATTATGTATATTACAATAGCTTGCATTGTAGTCAAGTTTATGATGAAATTAAAGTGGCGTGATACTCTGGTTATGGGATTAGTGCTATTCATACTATGGTTCATGTTGTGTATTATACTAGTATAGTATATAGTATATAGTTGAGTACTATCCAAAACCGCTAGACATCCCGCCGATTTTATGGTACAATATACCTCTGTTGACACGGGGGTATTTTTGTTGTAAAATATACATATTATAACATATATTTGCTTATGGTATAAAAATGTGGTATAATATTAGCGATTCGTGTGTGTTATATACTATATACTGTATTGGACAATTTGGCAATAATATAGTACTGCTAGGGATTCGGCGGTTTTATATTATAACATAAATATTATAAAAAACAAGGCTTGACACGGCTGGATTTTTTTGAGATAATGGAAGCAAAAACCTAAAATAGTTGTGAATAATACTACAATAATTGTGGACAAATGGCTTGCAATGCGGTTTGATTCGTGCTATTATAGAGACAGTACAGAATAAGTACATTGACAACCAGACAGATATGCAACGCTAGAATATAATTATATAATTGTCTAGCGGATACGATAAAACAATAATTGCAAAAGTCAAGGGTTGACAATTACGATTCGGTACGATACAATAGAGACAGTACGGCAAGCGGTACACCTGAACCAAATAATTATATAAAATAGGGTTGACAGGATAAAACAAGCTTGCTATACTAAGAGAGTAAACATAAGAGAAAGGATTATAACAATATGCGTGTAACTAATTTAACAAGCCCAAGAACAGGGTCGAAAGTAGCTAATCAATTTGTGATTAACGACAAGGGGATTGAATGTTTCCAGAGTTATGATACAATTATTGCAAAAAAAGACAATGAGGGCTTTACTATATCATCAGACTATAACTATAGCAATACCACAAGTCGGTACTTTAAGCAATGGTTGACAGGTTGGGGGTTTGATGATAATATGATTAAGACACTAAAGAAATGGCTTGATACGGCTAGAGACGGCGATTATGCCCCTGTAGAATTGCGTGAACAACTGTTTGAGGTTGAGGGTGTACAGATTAAGTATGTTGAGAGTTTGTAAATAATAC